TCATCGACTGCATCGAGAGATTAGCGGCGCATGATTATGGTAGCAACTACGACACCTGGTTCAAGATGGCCGCAGGATTGAAGCATGAGGGGCTCGCCAATCGTCAAGATGCCGATTACTTCATGAACACCTTTGTCGAAGCCTCTCGAAAGATGACCGGATACATCAGCGACAATGATTGCGTGCGGCAATGGTTCGCCATTAAGAACATCAAGGACAATCCAATCACGATGGGCACCTTGAACGGGGTCGCGAAAGAACTCGATGCCGCTCTTGCCAAGCGAACGCAGGAGCGCCTTGAGAAGCGATTCATCGAGGAGCATCGCCGGAAGCAGGCCGAGACCATATCGGCGGCTGATATCGAGGCAGAAGCGCAGGAGAAGCCGTTGAGGGAAGCCTCAGATGCCCCGAAGCTCTTGCAACAGTCGCTTCCAGGAATTCTGCTCGACATGACGGCGTACTTTGAATCGCATGCCCTGTTTCAGAATGAGGAGGCGGCGAAGTTTTACAGCCTCATGCATCTCACTCACTTCGCGGCGCCATGCTTCATCTTCGAGGGTCCTCATGCCCCGATGTTTCTCAATGCCTACAATCTCGCACTTCAGCCCTCAGGTGCCGGTAAGGAATCATTCGCCCGAATCCTCGATACCTATTTGATGGGCGTGGGCGAAGCCGCGGTATGGTTGCGCCCGATGCAGTTACCGGCTTCGCCGCAAGCTCTGCATCATGCCATGGCGCCAGACCCTGAGGTACCCGGGAGTCGGAATTGTGATGTCACCATCACTCGCGATGAGGCGGCTTCATTCATCGGCAACTCATTCGGCACTGCGAAGACTCCTGGTAATTCGGATTTCATCTCTTACCTCAATCAGCTGTTCTCGGCTGGCCGACCCAACGGGACGATATCAGGAACCCCCTCAATCGCCGGCAGAGTGAGCAAAATGTTTCAATCGCCCCTGAAAGAGCCTTGCGCCAATATCGCGTTCCTGAGCCAGCCAGAGGCGTTCCGGCGCGCCGTGAAGCAGGAAGCATTCATTGGCGGCTTCATGGGTCGCTTCAATGTCTTGTTGCAGACCGAAGCCGGAAAGCGCATGCCATATATTGAAGCCCGCCCGAAGCCGGTCGCGCCACTTCGGGTAACTCAATTCCTGAAAAGCATGCTCGAGCTTCACAAGAGCGCGAAGCGAACGACCCTCAAGATGGAGCAAGACTTCGGGGTGGCGTGGCACATGCATCAGGTCATGACGGTCGACAAAGATGCGCGCGCGTATGGGGCGCAATGGGGTTCGAATCGCCTGTCTGAGCGCGCATTGAAGATGGCGGCCTTGCTCGCCGTCGCCAAGGAATCGACTACGGTCGAGTTCGATGACTATCTTGATACCTACGAACTCCTGAAGCATTGGCACATTCGCTTCATTGATTTCCTCGGCGGCTCTGAAGCATCACTCGAGGGTGGTATGGTCGGCGTCGACCTCGCCATCCTCAAATGTATGCACCGATGGAAAGAGAAAGGGCGCAAGTATGTGTGGTACAGCGAACTCTCTCGACTCTGCAAACCGTTTGAGCGGCTCGACCACCCTCAGCGCAGTCAGCTACTCGATATCATGGTCAAGTACGGCATGCTTGTCAAAGATGGTGCGCGCTATTGCTTGTCCGATGAGGAAGGAGAAGCCCTTACAATCGGCGCTTTTCTCGATAGCAAGAACTGAGCAAAAAAGGAGCAAATCTGTTGAGTTTTTTTCCGAGACAAAGAGGAAAAACTCCACAACTCCGACTCCATTAGTAACTAGAATGCCCATTATCACGCCGTGATTGGCATCTTATTTAATGAAATTTTAATGGTAGTGGAGTTTTTTGTGGAGTTTGAGTTTTCGAAAACTCCACTCTAACTATTTGAAAGATAGATTCTTCTTATAGATATAAATATAAATTGAGTTTTTTTTTTATTTTATATGATTTTTTTATGGGTTTATTTAGAAAAAAAAAACTCAAAAAACTCAACTGGGTACCTGAAAGCCACGGGTATCAAGGGTGGTAGAGCCGTGGCATTGAGGATGATTCGATAGCCGGCTACTTGATGGTGATTGAGGAGTGGACTATGATTCGTGGTATGAGCGTCTCGAACAAAGCCAATGGGCGGTACCTATTTCCAGCGGGAGTGCTGAACAAGTACGGCATTGCGCGCGCGAGATTCCTGAAGATGCAAACCCACTGCGCGCTATGCAAGAAGGAGCTGGGCAGTGGGGTGAGGGTACTTGACCACATTGTGCCACATCGAGGGAATCATCAACTGTTCCTTGATGTCAGAAACTTCCAAGCGGTACATAAGCGATGCCATGACTCAGTCAAGGCGCGACTCGAGCACGCAGGAGTAGGTAATCGCTATCGCGAGGAAGTGAGAACTGGTGACGACGGATACCCTCTCGATGTTGAAGTACCTCGCGGCATGAAGCGATTGCCGAGAGGTGAAATCAATCTCAGGTCGGCTCTAGGGGCGACGGAGGGGGGGCGTGGCGAAAAAGTAGCCGCGCCCGTACTCCCCGGCTGGGGTCCTCGGAAACACCTCACAGTCGATGATGGGGACCATGAAAGCCCCGAGGATAGTACCTCTCATGGCTAGCCTCGCCGATACCCTCAAGAATCACGCCTCTGCCCTCGCCGAGTTACCATTCGAGCCTACCTCCCGGCTTTCGGCCTCAGAAGTGGCGGTATTCGACCTAATTCGCTCGATTCGCCCCTCATACGAGTGGACAAACTTCGACCGCTTACTTCTCACTCGCCTCGCTCGCTGGTTGGTGAAATCTGAAAAACTCAACCGCGAACTGCAGAACGTCCCGATGACCTACGCCGACCGATTCGGTAACCCCACGCTCCACCCCGCACACTCGGCTTTGAATGCTCTCGACCAGAAAATCGAGCGAGCGATGCGAGGATTACAGCTGACCGGCCCCGACCGCATCAATGGCATCGGCAAAGATGCTGGTGACCGAGCGACTCTTGAACACACCATCACTTCGCGAGCGGGAGGGCAGACCGATGACGACCTCCTTGCCTGATATCGTCCGTCACGCCATAAAGACCCATGCGACATTCACCTATCGGGACTGGCGTTCGGTACCTTTTTCCGATTTGACGAGGGCAGAACGCTGTATGGCGTTCGTTGAACGCTATCTGAAGATTCCTGATGGTCCCGATGTCGGCAAGCCGATGCATCTGTATCCATTCCAGGAAGCAATCTTCTACCAGGTCGTCGATACCGATTGCTGGCAAGTCGTGTTTAGTTCGGGGCGCAAGAATTCCAAGTCGGCAACAATGGCCGCCCTCGCTCTCTGCTACATCATCGGTCCCGAGGCCGAGCTCAATTCGTCCATCGTTTCAGCCGCGAACAGCCGGGACCAAGCCGCCCACCTCTACAGCTACATGGCCAAGATGCTGAGCCTCAATCTTCAGCTCACCGGCAAGTACAAACTGCGAGAGAGTGCCAAGGCGATTCATGGGACGGCGAAGAATGTCGAGTTCAAGGCTCTTTCTGCCGACGCAAAGAATCAGTACGGGGGCAATCATCGCATCGTTCTCGTCGATGAGCTGGGTCAGACCATCGGGCCGGTCAGTCCCTTGTATGATTCGTTGGTGACAGGGCAAGGGGGTCAGGCTCATCCCAAGATGCTCATCCTCTCGACCCAAGCCCCGAATGACAGCGACCTCTTGTCCATCATCATCGACACCGCCATCAACGAAAACGATGGGCGGGTCGCGGTGCATCTGTACACCGCCGACTCAGGATGCGAGTTGAATGATGGTATCCAGTGGAAGCAAGCCAACCCCGCCCCGTTTCGTTCCGTTGAGGACATTCGACGTCAGGCGAAAGAGGCAGTCGCGATGCCGGTCACCGAATCCCGATTCCGTAACCTGATTCTCAATCAGCGGGTCACCTCGAACAACATCTTCATTCCCGCCGCCCGCTGGAAAGCCCTGCGGGGGTCGCCGGCGACTACTGACGAATTGACCTACTACCCCTTGCATATCGGTCTCGATTTGTCGAAGCGAATCGACTTGACGGCGGCAGTCGCCGCATTTCGACGCGATAACGGTGAAGTGGTTCTTCACCCGTTCGTGTTCATCCCCGAGGATGGGCTCGCCGACCGGGAGCAGACTGACCGCGCGCCGTACCGGATGTGGGTCGACCAAGGGCACCTCATCGCAGTCCCGGGACGAAGCATCTCGTACGACTGGGTCGCTCAGTACCTGGCCTTGCATCTGAAGAATTCCTTCATCCAGTCGATTCATTTCGACCGCTGGGGTATCGAGAACTTCAAAGAGGCGGCGTTACGAGAAGACCTCGTCACCGCGAGCTGGGTACCGGTGGGTCAGGGGTACCGGGATTTCAGTCCACGCCTCAACGTGTTCGAGCAACTCATCGTTGATGAAAAACTCGCCCACGGTAATCACCCACTCCTGAACATGGCGGCGGTCAATGCCATCGTTACTTCTGACCCCGCGGGTAACCGGAAGATTGATAAGTCACGTACCTCCGCGAGGATTGACCCCTTGGTCGCGGCAGTCATGGCCGCGTACTCTCTCGGCGATGGACAGCGCTCCGCATTCGACAGTAATGCGATGGTTGGATAGGTACCCCTTCGCCGTATTGAGTTTTTTCAAATTGTATGGGACTATTCGCGTATTAAATTATTTTCTCAGGGCAGAAAACAGCGTGACTACCACTCCTGATTCTTCGCTCGAAGTCATCACCAAGACCAGTGCTGGTCGAATTGCTGACACTCCCACTTTCGTTTTGACCACGCAATCGCCTGACCGCGTGGGCGATATCGTCATGCTTGATGGTCTCGACCTCAAAGCGTTCAAGGAAAACCCGGTCGCCTTGGTTCATCATCGCTCGGGTGATTTCCCGGTCGGCGTTTGGAAGAACCTCAGAGTCGTCGGCGATGCCTTGCTTGGCGACCTTCATCTCGCGAGCAAAGGAGTCAGCAAGATTGCTGACCTCGCGCGCGGCTTGGTCGAGCAGGGAATCCTTCGGGCGGTCTCTATCGGCTTTCGAGCCAGTAAGGCCGAAGCCATGAAGCCGCGAGGGATGCGATTCCTGAAGTCGGAACTCCTCGAGGCCTCGCTGGTCTCTGTCCCGATGAACCCGCGTGCAGTCATTATCGCGAAGTCTCTCGGCATGTCTGATGCCGAGATGAAAGAATTCTTCACCGACCCGTCAGCTGACGCAGTGGTCGAGGAGGAGGCCGCCGAGCAACAGTCGTTGCGATTGAAAGCCGCCAAAGCCCGAGCCGTACAGGCTCTCATCAATGCCACCCGCTCTCAACGACAAGGTGAATACTATGAGTAAGATTTCCGAACGCATCGAGGCCGCGCAAACCGCCCTCACCGCAAAGAAAGACCACTTGACCGCTTTGGTCAAGTCGATGGAAGAAAACCCGACCGATGACGCCATCATCGCTCAAGTCGATTCGGTCTCTGCCGAAATCGAATCCGAGACCAAGAGCATCGAAGCTTTGAAGAAAGCTGAACTCGCTCTCGCCGCCTCGGCCGCTCCGGCCATTGTCAAGTCGACCTCGAAAGATGTCGCTGACCCGGCCGGCCTGCTGGTCAAGACCGCCCTCTGCACCTTCGAAGCCTACACCAAGCGTGTGCCGTTCGAGATGGTGATGCAAGAGCGTTATGGCAATGACCGTGGCTTCGAGCAAATCAAAGCCGTCGGCGAAGTCATCAACAAAGCCGCTACCCCGCAGAACCCCGCAGTGACCTCTGTTCCCGGCTGGGCGCAAGAGCTGGTTCGTGATTCGTACGGTGCTTTCATGGACCTGCTGGCCGCTGAATCGGTGGTGCCGCGTATCCCGATGGAGCGTTACAGCTTCGACGGCTTCGGCTCCATCACCATCGCCAATCGTGCCAACAAGACGAAGAACCTCGGCGCCGCGTTCCGTGCTGAAGGCGCTCCGATTCGCGTCGGCTCGACCACTCTGGGAAGCAAAAAGCTGACTCCGAAGTCGATGGGCATCATCGGTACCTTCAGCAATGAGTTGTTCGCCCGTTCGACCCCGAACATCGAAGCTCTGATTCGCAACTGGATGATTGAAGACACCGCCGAAGTTCTCGACCAGACCTTCCTGGACGCAGTCGCCGGTACCGCAATCCGCCCTGCTGGTATCGCCAATGGTCTCGCCGCTGGCGATACCGCCGCCGCTACCGCGGGTGCTACCCAAGCCGGCATTACTGCCGACGTTCGGGCTCGCTTCGCCGCACTGGCCACCGCCAAGCTCGGTCGCCGACTGGTCTGGATTATGAACACCCAGCACTTCGTCGGCCTGAAGCTCTCGCTGACCGCGACTGGTACCCTCGCGTTCCCCGAGGCTCAGTCGGGTATGCTGGTCGGCTATCCGGTCATCACCTCCACCAACGTCCCGGTTGGCGATGTGTTCCTGGTTGATGCCGCTGAATTGGCATTCGCCGGCGGCGCTCCGACCTTCATGGGCACCGAAGTGGCTACCATCCACGAGGAATACTCGGCGGCTGATGTGAAGCCAATTGTTGGTGGTACCGCGGCGGCTCCGGCTCCCGCGGCTCCGGTCCGTAGTCTGTTCCAGACGAACTCCTCGGCACTGCGGGCCTTGTGGGAAATCGACTGGAGCGTTCAACGCGTCGGCGCGGTTCAGCTGATTACCGGCGCCGCCTGGTAATTTGAGTGTTAAAAAGCCCCGCCAATCGCGGCGGGGCTTTTCTCTGGAGGAGTGAACAATGTATCAAGTTACTACGTGGGATGGTAAGACTTTCGCCCTTGAAAACTGCAAAGACGCTGAAGCCCGACAGGCGAAAGGCGAAGTACAAATCTTCGACGGCGCCGAGTATCAACCCGGTGGCGTCTTGAAATATCCGCACGAATTCCCGTTCGCTGTCGTGAAGCCGGTGAAAGTCAAAGCCCCGAAGGTTGATGAGTAATGCGTTCACCTCTCGCCATCGCGAAATCGCTCCTGGGAGGCGCTGAGGGCTCTTGGCGTGGCCCCTTCACGGGAATCGGCGAGCGAGGCAATTCCTTCGTTCTCGGTCCCATTGAAGATGGCTTCCAACGCAATCTCCAAGTTCAGCGAGGGGATTATCATCACACGGCTATCGCATGCGCCATGGTCATCGCGAGATTGCTCTCAGCGGCATGGCCGAATCATCACCAGCTCACCGACAAAGGGGGTCGACGCGTAGTCACCTCAAGTCAGGCTCACCAGCTCTTGATGCGCCCGAACCCCGCTCAGAATGTGATGGACTTCGTGACTTGGATTGTTCTCCAGCTTTGCTTCACCGGCAATGCTTATTTCTATGTGCGACGCAATGACCGGAACGAGCCGGTCGAACTAATCCCTCTTGGTGGCGGTTACCGTGCGTTCCTCGGGCCGGATTCCACCCTTTTTTATGATGTGAGCGTTCATGCTGATTTTAGCAAGACCCTCGACATCGAACGCATTGTTCCCGCGCGCGATGTTCTTCACATCAAACTTCCCAGCCGGCGCAGTGTCTTGCATGGCGATTCGCTGATTGGCTATGCCTACGGTCCGATGGCAGTATCGAATGCCATTCAAGGGTCCGCGGCAAGCTTCAGCGAGAACATGAATCGCCCGTCCGGCATCATCAGTACGGAGCAAGCACTCACCGCTTCTCAGATGACTGAGTTGCGGGCGAAGTTTGATGAAGTCAGTCGCGGCATGAATCAGGGTAAGGTGCCGATTCTCGGCTTCGGCATGAAGTTCCAGCCGATGGCTATCTCGGCAGGCGATTCTCAGATGCTCGAACAGTACAATGCATCGGTTCTCGACATCTGCCGAATCTTCGGAGTCCCGATTCAACTGCTCGGCCTCGAATCGAACGGCGCGGCCTCGAGCATCTCTGCCTTGATTGGTCAGTTCAAAGTTGGCAGTCTCTTGTACTTCTGCGAGCTGATTGAATTCAGTCTCGAGGAGTTGTTCAAGTTCGACCATCGACACGATACCATTCGATTCGATATCGACAACATCTCGCGAGCCGACTTCGCATCTGAGATTGACACTCTCGCCAAGGCGGTTCAGAATACCGTTTTCTCTCCGAACGAAGCTCGAAACCGCGTCGGTAATGATTCGGTCGAGTTTGGTGACGAGCCCCGTATTCAAGCTCAGAACGTTCGACTTGAAGACGCCAAGCCCCAAGCCTCGGCAGGTAAGCCGATGGTTCCCGAGAAACCCGAGCCGGTCGAGAGCAATGACGACAAACAGCCTCTCGCCGAATCAAAGTTCGCCGATACTGACTACGTGAGTACCAAATTGTCCGCCCTAATCAAAAACTATCGAAAGGATACCGCATGAGCGAGGCCATTCTTCAGGCGATTGCAAAGGCTCTTGCCGACATCCAAATCGAATACGATGCCCGCCTTGATACCCTGCGAAAGGAAATGCCACCCGTCGGGGTTCAGGCCAGCGAACTCGAAGCCGGATTCGAACGAATCTCCGGCGATTTGAGAGCGTTTCAGGCGAAGACGGGCGAGGGACACGCCCAGCTCGCGGAAACGCTCTCAAATCGCCTCCTAGAGCAAGCCGAGAATCATGCGAAAGCCGTTACCGATTCCCAGACTGCTCATGCCGAATTGAGTACCCGTATCTTCAGCCTCGAACAAGAGTTCGGTACCCGGCTGAAAGATATCGCTGACCGGCTCAATTCCGAAGACCCCCTTACTCTCGAACAAGTTCAGAGCATGGTGGGTACTGCCCATGCTGACATCCTCGAGAAAGCGGTAACGATTGCCGGCGAAAATGACCGCCGTCAAAGCGACCTGGTCGAGGGTCTTCGGAAAGAGCTGGCGGACCTGAAGGATTCGGTCACCAAAGACTCTGACGAGATGAGTTCGGGCCTGGTCGGTCTGATTGAGCGGGCGGTCGATAACCTCACTGCCCGTATTGAAGACATTCAGCTGACTCCTGGAGCCGATGGCCGTGATGGTAGTTCGGGCTCCGATGGTAGAGACGGCGTCGGAATCATCACCCGTCAATGGGTCGATGGCGTTTATCGAGCTGATACCATCGTCCAGCATCATCTCGGTCAGTACTTCGTCGCCAAGCAAGATACCGCAAGCGAACCCGGTAGCGATGATTCCTGGGACAGGCTCGGCACCGCCGGCTTCCGTCATACCGGGACCTACGATGCTTCGAAGTCTTACCAGACTGGCGACCTGTTCATCAAGGACTTCACCACCCACCTCTGCCTCGGCGATGACAAATCCATCGTTCTCGCCTACCGTGGTCCGAAAGGTGCTCAGGGCGAGGTCGGTATCAAGGGTGAGCAGGGTGACCAAGGCCTCCCGGGAGCGACCATCAAGCAGGTCTCAGTTGAAGACGGAGCATTGCTCATCGAGATGTCGGACGGGTCGATTCATCTCGCTCCGCATGCCATCGACATTCAAAGTATCGCAGAGCAGACGAAAGCCCTACTCGATGATGCTATCGGCGCGGTATTGGTTGAAACCCCGCCTCTGAACAAATTCATGGGCTACTACAAGGTCGAAAATACCTACTCGCGTGGCGATGTCGTGCGGATGGGCTCGACCCTTGCGGTCTGCCATAAGCCTCATGCTAAGTATTCCGACTTCGACAAGAGCTTCATCGTCATGCTCGGTGAGAACGGCGGTGGGGTGGTATCTGGTGGCGGCGGCGGTGGCGGCTTCCCGACGCTTGTTCTGTCGAACCTCGACATGAATAACTTCGCCATCACTAATCTGCGATTCCCAGTCCTCTCTACCGATGCGGCGAACAAAGGCTATGTCGATGCGAATGCCGGTGTAAACACTCGCCTGTTATTGAACACCCCTGCTTTCCTGGCTCTCGCTGGGGCATCTGATGGCGCCCGATTGACTGGCCTGTCGACTCCGAACGCTCCGAGGAACGGCGACTTAGTCATCGTCTCCTTCGACAAGACCGCCCCCGACAATAGCAAGGCCGGCATTTGGAGGCACTTCAATGGCGTTTGGTCACGGGTCGTGGATATGTCGTCTGGTATCCCATCGAATCTTGACGACCTTTTGGATGTTGTAGCCACCGCCCCGAAAGATGGGGACATTGTTTCGTTCAACGGCACTACTAAGAAGTGGGAGAGCGGCGCCAACACCGCCTCTGCTACCATCAAGCACTTCGGCGCTAATGCGGTATCGGCGGCCGCGACTGTCGGTCAAACTGCCGAGCAGGTCTTGCTTGCCAAATATACCCAGCTCAACGGCGGTATTGCGGCCATCAAGGGTGTGTTCGCGGTTATCGAGAACGGCGCGGGTGGCGATGCCAAGTTCAACGGCGTCTATTACTTTGACGGCACCGCCTGGACTAAGTTCGCCAAGGAACTTTCGACCTCTGGCGGAGTGGCATTGCTGAAGGCACTTGTCGCTGATGCTGACCCGAATCTGATTACCACCCCGTTCCCGGCTGGCACTACTCAGTACACCCTTGAGCTGAACGCGAAAGAAATCAAAACGGTCGATAACTCCGGTAACTGGGATACCATTTACTCCGAGACCAACATCCGCAACCTGATTGCCCAGTCGCGCTCATTCCGAGGCACTGTGGTCGAGCAGGGATTGGTCACCGTTGGCACCACCCAGCTTGGCGCACTCCCCGCTGAATCTGCTCTGACCGCAACCGATGTCGGCACCTACTATGTATTCGTGGGCACCTCAGGTCATGTGATTGCCACCAGCGAGATTGGTGCCGCGGCATCCAATGTGGATGCGACCGTTCTTACTCCCGGCGACTGGTTGCAAGTCGCAAACCTCGGCACGATTGTCACGCCTAAGTACGGCTACGTGGTCATCCACGGCGATACCCTGAGCATGGCTCGCGCCCGAGCGGTGTTCGGTCTGAACCTTTGGGCGGACGGCGCCTTTGAGCGCGGTTCCATTGTTCGATATCAGCCGACTCCTAATGCTGGCATTCACTACTACATCAATCAGACCGATGTTAAGTCTGGCGACACTGCGCCGGGAGCTACTCCGCCGCCGGGAATGAGCGCCACTCCAATTGTTGTCACGGTCACCGCCATCACTGCTGGCAAGTCCTATGACATGGCTATTACTGGCGGACCGGTCAGTACGGCGGCAGTCCTCAACATCACCCTTGATGTTGATGATACTCCTGGCGCCGACCCACAGACTGCGGCTTTGACTGCGGGTATGACGGCTGACCAAGTGGCTGATGCCATCATCGCTGGCTGGTCAAATCCCGCGACCACGGCGACTAAGAAATCGCCCGGAGTGATTCATGTCGAAACGAAACTGCCTACTGACAGCATCACCGTACTGACAATCAACAAGACCACGCTGGATGGCATCAACGCAACCCCAGGTGTGAACAAGTGGATTGACATCACCCCGTATGCCGCGCTGTCCTCGCTACCTGACTGCTATGAACTGCTCAAGGCGGTGGATGGCCAGGTTCCGACCTGGGATGCGGCCAACGCCCGATGGAAGCCGGGCAACATTGGTGGTCCGACGGCCTACTTCGGCAATGGCGCTTACAATGTCGCCAATGTCGCTAGCGCGGCTGGCAATTACGGCATGGGTGCTGATACTCAACCGCCACCGCAGACCTATGCCCCGCAGACGGGCGACCTGTATGTTGACCTGTCAACCGGCGCCGCGGTGGTGTTTACCGGAACTACTCCGGCTGGTCGCAAGGTGCCGAGCATCACTGGCGCGAACCCGATTGCCACGCTGGACTTCAACAAGTCCTCGATTGCCCAGCTGACCGATGTTGATGTCCTGACCAATGCTCCTGTCGAGGCCGATGTCTTGACCTGGGACGACACGCAGAAGTTGTGGTTGCCGAAAAAGGTAGCCACGACTCTTGGCGACCTGACCGATGTCACCGAGTCTGCCGCGCCACAGGCGGGCAATATGCTGGTCGCCGATGGCACGGGCAACTGGGCAGAGCAAGCCAACCCGTCCTATACCAAGACTGAGCTCGACTCGAAACTGCAAGTTCTGGTCACCGGCTTGGCGCATGACGTGGCGGTTATCGACATCCTCAACAACCCGCCGCTGAATCCGAATGAAGGTGACGGTTATATTGTCGGCATTGCCCCGACTGGCGTATGGCAGACCCATACCAACGAGGTCGCGTTCTTTGAGGCGGGCGCGTGGATATATACGCCCGCCTATGCCAATGAGGCTCATCTCGTTGAAGCCAAGCAAGCCATCTATGCTTGGTCACCCGTTCCCGGTGGCACTGGAAATCGTTGGGTCAAGGTCGCCGGAACGAGCGGTACTGCAAATGTCAGTTCCAAGAACGGCGTCGGTGAAATCATCCCGTGGATTGCTGACACCACCCCTGCCGATTATTTAGAGTGCCGTGGTCAGACCATCGCCATCTCTGCCTACCCTGACTTGTATGCCATCATCGGCAATAAGTACAACGGGTCGACGGCGGACGGCGTATCGACCTTTGGCTTACCTGACCTGCGCGGTTACTTCTTGCGCGGTATTGGTGCTAATGGCGGTGAAGGCACTCCTGGTGTTATCCAAGACGACCGCACCCGACTGCCGAGGGCTGGCAACTTCACTGGCACGACTTCAACCGATGGTGCCCACCATCACAACATCACTGCTGGCTTCTACAATCACTACGCAACTGGTGGTGGCGGTCTGGGTATGAATGATTGGTCTACCTATTACGAAGGTAGGACTGGTCAGACTGCTGATGCAGGTGCCCATGCACACACCGTTAATATCACGGGTGGTGGCGATACTGAAACCCGCCCGAAGAGCTTCTCGGTGCGCTGGATTATTCGCCACAAAGCCATTGACGGCGGTGCGATGGGTCCGAAGGGTACGCCCGGCGTTGGCGTCCCAGCCATTACCCTCGCTGATGAAAAGAAAATCATGACCGTTACCGCTGGCGTCGCCGCTTGGGCGGCGCCTGCCGCCGCGTTGCCAAATGGTACGGCGGTTGGTCAGAAGCTGGAATGGAACGGCACCGCATGGGTTCCCGCTGTCGATAAGGTGACTATCGCCGAAGCATTAGAGTTTACAACCGTTGCGAACCCCGCGATGTATGAGCTGAGGGGTGGTCTTTGGTTCGACGGCAATGAGTATTTGCATCTGGAGTTCTTTGGTGCCGATGGGACCACTCGATTGGTGCCGGATGCTACTTGGTGGGTTAGCGGCGCGACATTTACCCATGTTACTTCCTACGCATCACTGACAGACATCAATACCGACTCAGACACTCACGGGTCGAGGGGCTACCACATTCTCCCCAGTGGCATTGTCGAAGTGGGTAGAAACTGGGTCAATCACGACAAAGGCTGGGTAGACATTGACTTGACGATGATGGCTACCACGCGGAATGGTCGTAATAACAATTGCCCCATTGCGCTCAAGTATTCTTATCAGAACGACATCGACAAACAGGTACAAGGAACGCTTCGCGTTAGCGCCCCAACGAATATTGTAATTGGTAAAGTCAAGGTTTCCTCTGGCGCGGCAACTACTTATCACAATTGCATGGTTCGGACGACCCTAATCTAATGAACATTCACTCAGAGGAGAAGGAGCATGGCTGACCTCGGTATTATTGTCTTGATATTCGCGGCCTCCGTTTTTCTGTTTTGGTGCATTGCTGAGTACACCCACGTATTCGGAGACGATGACGATGAACCTTAAACTCAGCCCGATTGCTTCAGCAGTAACCCTAGCCCTGTATGGTTGCGCTTCCAACCCGCCGCTACCGC